TACGAATATGAAAATCACCCGTAGAATTTTTTATATTACTGTTGGTGCCATCATGCCATATCTCAAGATCATCATTATCACCAAATTTTATTCTAGCATTATCAGTAAACTCTAAATCATTTTCAGAAGCATCAAATGTTATATTCTGACCTGCAGCAGCACCTTGGAAAATTACATCAGCATTATTGAATTTAGTAACATCATTGAATGTAGAGATACCAGAAACATTAAGATTTCCAGTTAAAGTAGCATTTCTTGCTGTTATTTCATCTAATACAAGATCATCTGCAATATACAAATCTCCACCAATATATAAATCTCCACCAGTGGTAGTAATACCACCAGCAGATGCTAGAGTAGTAATCCCAACAGATTCAAAAGTTTGATTTACCTTTAATCCATTTAAAATATCAACAGCAGCATTTATATCTAAATTAGATGAGAAGGTTGAAATCCCTGCAATTGTAATCCCTTCTCCGAGATGTACTTCTTTTGCAATTCCAACACCACCCTTAACAATTAATGCTCCGGTGGTTGTTGAAGTTGATTGAGTTGTATTGGAAAATGTCGCAATACCTGTGACGGTCAATCCTGCAGAATCAATCGTATCTGTCATGAAGAATTTTTCTGCAGATAGATCCCATACAAGGATCATCCCATCTTCAGTCTTTTTAGTCGATTCTACGTCAGTTAAATTAACTATTCGTGTCGGTGGTGCAGAAGCATTAGATAATACACGAATGACATTCTGAGAACCAATCCTGTCGTTAATATTAGGCATTACCTAGTTACTCCCCCTCGTAGTAGTGCTGTGCCTTCGACAGCTTTATATTCTCTACCAGCATTTAGAATTTTTACATCATATACATATCTTCCTGGTTTCAAACTGACTGTTTGATTTGAAGTCATTGAAATTGAAATAATTCCCTGATCCGCACTAGTAATTGTAGATGAAAAAGATACTGATGTAGATGCTCCATAGTGTTTCCTCATTTGTGCCTCTGTAGTGGCATCAGTGAGGTCTAAAGGTGAATTTGTTCTAGTGTCTTCCAATTGAAAAGACGTGTCAAAATCAAATCCTTTTTCAATCACTATATTGGATACATAAACAGCCATTATTATTGATGCTAATATACCTCTAGATATTTATATCATTTCACCAGGCAGTCATTTATTTAGAAATTGTTTTAATAAGTCTTTAATTTCCTCAATGTCTTTTTTCATATCATCTAACTCTTGTTTTTGAGATTTTTCTAATTCAATTTTTTTCAATCTTTGATTATAACCAATAGTATCATAATTTATGATTGCTCCAGTATTATCATCTCTATAAAGATGAGGGTGATCTTTAACCTTTGTTAATTTTGTCATTTCACTGCTAAAGTTCTGAGATCTTTAATTATTGGAGCATTTGCCTGATCTGTTGATGACATAACAATCTTTATAGCATATCCACTAAAATCTTCTAGATCATTTGCAGTAAATTCATATTCTAAATATTGATCTTTTTCACTTGGAGGAACTTTGGCATCTGGTCTTCCATCATTCAACTTAGGATTAATTACTTTCAATTCACCTGAAGAAGTTAACTCTAAATTATCAAATCCTGGGAACAATTCAAATGATTGTTCTACTTCTGCCGAATCTTCCCTAATTAAACTGTAAAGAACTCTTATATCTGATACTTTTGGTCTATATGCTGTCAATAAAACTTTCAAGGAAGATGCTGGTTGTGCAAGATTTACTTTATTTGTAACGTAAATTACTTCATGAGGATCATTTGATAACGAATTTACTCTAGAATCTGTAGTATAATCTGTTACTGGACTATTAATATCATCTAAGATAAATTCAACAGTAGAGGTATCTGAGAATATTATTGGGGAAAGATTTTCATCGGTTGTATTAAGTGTTAATGTAGAATTAAATGATCTCTTTCCAGATACATTGGCAAATTGTGATTGATTTAATTCATTAACTCTAGAACAAACCATACGAACAGAAGTTAAATCATTCTCTCTATTTGGTGTTACTTCTTGAATAGTATTTCCGAGAGTGAATGAAACTTCATTTCCATCAATACTGGTTCCCGATGTAGTTCTAATATTGGAAGTTACGGAAGTTTGTCTTCCTGGAGAAATAATATCAAATCTAGGATTAATTCTATTGAACATGATATTTTCTGATGCTTTAATATCATCTCCACCACCAATTAACAGTGTTGAGAAGGATGCCTGTGGCAGTGTTCCAATACCGGTTGATCTATTATTTCCTATTGATTTTCCTTCCATACTAGATGTTGCTCCCCTATCAACTTCAACATAATAAGAATCACTTTCAATTCCTGTGTCGGAAATATCATAAATTACATTATTAATTCTTCTTAATGAAATTCCATTAAACTCATACTTCATCACTCGATCATTAATTGTATGATCTTCTGCAATTCCCTCTACTGCTCTTGAGTTAATAGCCAATTGGTTGTTGGTAGCAGAACTATATCCAACAATTTCGTCACCAATTTTAACATATCCAAGATTGTTAGTGTTAACAGGTTGTCCTTCAAAAGTAGTAAATACTGTCGAATCATCAACTGAAATAAATCCACCGGATGAAGTTGTAACACTAAGATCTGAAGTTAATACTGTAGGTGCTGTATCAGAAATAATATCATTTAACAATACTTTGTTGTTATTTGCGTACATTCCATGATTAAAATGTTGAACTTGCAAATAATTTCCAGAATTAATTCCTGTATCTTCGGTTGAAGATGTAACATCAGTATTCGCAAGAGATACTCTAGTCGTATCAGTATTAAAATAAACCAAATCTCCTGTAGGAATTGATCCCTGAACATTACTGAGATATAATGTATCAGTGTGCTGACTGGCAGTAATACTAATGATTGCATTTCTACCAGTTTGACCAGAGGCATTAGTAAGTGAAACAATATCACCTGTATTATATCCCGTTCCTCTCTTATTAACAGTCAAAGTAGTAACACTGCTGCCGATACCAACAGCACCTATATTTACAGTTAGTCCACTACCTTGCCCAGAAATATTAACAGTAGAAACATCATTACGAACTGTATAATTTGCTCCTCCATTTACTACATTAACACTGGTAGCAGTGCTTCCAGTAGAAACAATAGTTCCAAAACTATTTCCTACACCGGCAATTCTTCTACCTGCGGTTAAAATTCCTACAAGTGTTCCTGCAGGATCATTTGCGGGAGTAATTGTAGTAATACCAAGTGTTACATTTTTTGGTAATGCTGTTAGTGCATTGGAATTAAGTGTGGGAATATATCCATTACTAGAATCGAGAGGTGGATTTGCAAAATGTACAATACCTGCGTTTGAAGTGAATTTTGCCTTATAGAGTTTAAATTTCAAATCAGATTCTTGAGTAGGAGTCCACGTTGATCCGTTTTGAGACTTAAATAGACTTCCGAGAGCAAATTGTTTGGTATATCTTATATTCTCAGTTGGAGGAAGATTTCTAGTTTCAACAGTTGTTTCTCCCATTTTTGCTGTCCAAACTTCATATTGATCGGAGTTTGGAGCAAGTAAAACTATTGCATATTCCTGTCCGGGTGGAAGATAAATTGGATAATCAAAGACTACTGTAGTTGCTGTTGATGCATTATTCGAAGTGTTTATTTCATTGGGTGTTAGTGTTTTTGGATCACCTACAATATCTAATGTTGGTATTCCTAATTCCACCGTCCTTATTTCAACTGTAAGTGGTTGACCTCCAGTTGGTTTTGATGCAAAGAATAAATCTACCTTCGTCACAAATACTCCATTATCATCATCAGTATCACCAAACCCAGTTGGAGCATCAATATCTCTACCAACAACAAAACTTTGTGCTAGTGGATCTACTCTACGTGCCCTTACATTTCTTCTGGTTGTAATCGTAGTTATAGTAGAAGTAACTGTTGTGGTAAGTGTAGTTACTTGCCGCAACTGCCTCAAAGTTCCGTTTGCTGTGTAAGTGGAATCTCCAGCAGAAATTAGTGTGCTACCGGGAAGTGGTTTTTCATTTGTAGCACTACTGGATAATCTATAAGTTTTTCTTCCAGTAAGAATTCTAGGATTTGGAGCAGGATCTACATGGGGATTTTTTATGAAGAATGAACCAAATAAAGTTCCATTAACATCAGAAATAAGTCTCAAATCTTTTACATATGCAATAGCACCACTAGTTTGTCCAACTATTTTTGAACCTTTTTCAAAATACCCATTAAAACTTCCCTGATCTTCTGCTGCCAATGAATTTAAATCAATGTTTATGGTCTTAGAAGATTGACTATATCCTGAAGGTACATTTTCAGAAGTTGCATATGGATTGGTAGTATATGTAGTTGCTGCAGAATTAAATGGACCTGTTTTATGATTTGATGTTGCTAATCTAAAAGTTCCTATTCTGTTTCCTGCAGTAAATACTCTTATAGTTTCTCCTGCCTGGAAAGAATTAATGGTAGATCCAGAATTTGTTAAGGTTGGAGAATTTGCAATTTCTACAAGTTTTGGAATAAATGTTACATTACTATGATTATCTAAGAATTGATAATGTCTTGCAAGAGGTCTAAAGAGAGTTCCAAAGAAAGCAACGTTCCTAGAACGAACATATTTTTCTGCTCCTGAAGAAACAAGAACAGTTCTAACATCAGAAACAGTATTACTGGTAGTATTAGTATTAGTTGTTCTTCCTACTTCTTCTGAACGTCTTATAAACTCATCAAATTCATCTGGATTTAAGTCTATAACTCTATCCTCATCAGTCTCTTCTTCCGATCTATTAACTGTTCTATTGATTGTTTTTTCAACAACAGCAGGTGGAAGACTGATAGTTCTTACCCATGTGTCTGTATCTGGAGAAAGTGTAATTATTCCATTGAATTCTACAACGTGAAATGGATTAACATTCTCAACCCTGGTAGCAAGAGATTGATTTAACCAATCTACAGAATCATATTTTAGAGTAACTGCGGGACCAGTTTTTTGTACATTTGAATCTAGCAGTTCATAATTTTGTGATAAATCTAATTGACTTTCTGGCACTTCTACCGCAGGAACTAATCTTTGCTGTAAAGAATTTCTAAAAGCAAAAGGTCTGAGTTCTCCATCTCTAATATCAGCGGTTGTTAAATTACTGTTAGACAAATCTTTATTATTAAAATTATCTACAAATATCCCACTCTTAAATCTATCATTTCCATTTGCATCTTCAACTTTTAAAGTTTTTGTGTTAAGTTCAAGTAAAGTTAACGATGTAACTCTTTCCAAGTTTTCAATCCTATCTTCAAGATTACCAATGTCTCTCATGGTATATCTTCTATTGTCTATAGCAGATATAGTGACCTCATCAGTATCATATAGATATGCAGGAAGATTGATTTGTGCTATTTGCATTAAGTCACCATCTTCATTTGATGGTGGTTCTGGATCTGCAGCAGAAACACCTTTTCTTACAATAACACTTCCAAATTTGTCAAGATATACTCTATCAATTCTAGGTAGATAAAAATCATACCCGAGTAATGATCCCTCTCCAGGTTTTAATGTTAATTTTGGATCATTGGTAAAAATTCTTGAACTAAAATCAAAGGGAGATCTAGTTGTTGCTGTGTTAAAGGTCGGTACTCTAGGTCTGAAATCAAGAGTATCAGAAGCTCTGACATTTTTTGATCCTATGACAGGAATATCCTTGGAGAATCTTTCTGCATCATAACTTAGAACAGTAAAGACATCACCATTATCTGAGGTTGGAATTATATAATGATCGTATACAATCAAAAGTCTTTTTTCTGGAACTTGAGTTCCAACTCTGATCAATCTTGAATAATCATAATATTCGTCTCTTTGACCTTTATCAAGATTAAAATTATTTGTAATATTTTTATATTTTCCGAGGGTTATTGATTCTAATGTTGAAATTATATTAGACTCTTTGAATACTACATTTTCTCCTGGATCAAATTTTTGATCGTTTAAATAAACAATTCCAAGTTTATTATTATCACCAGTAGAGGGTGTAGTAGAATTATTTGTAACAATTCTTGCTAATGTTCCGGTATCAGATCCAATAATGTCTTCACCAATAATAGCATTAGTACCTACTTGAGATATTGATGAGAATTTAAGCACATCTAAAGTAGGATCTGCAGTGTTTGTTGATTCATATACTGCAAGAACTTTAGATACATCAGGAACATTTAAAGAGATTTTATCATCCTGAACTCTCAATCCATAATATTGATTATATGTTAATCCATCATTAATTGAATCACTAGTTGCTGCACCAGACTGAACAAGTTGTGATAGATTTACAATATTTAAAGCACTTCTGGTATATTCCTTAATCTTACTTTGGATGCCATTCTTTACAAGAGTTGCATTTACAACAACAGATCCACTGACAGGTAATCCACTAATAGTTACATTATTACCTGCAAGACTAAAGGAATCTGATGTAATTGTTCCGATTCCACCAGAAGCATTATAGATTATAGAATATCTTTCTTGATCAAATGATTCAAAAGATGCACTACTAATTCCGGTTACATCGGATAAATTAAATGTCAGTTGTCCTCCAGAAACACTCTTTCCAGTTATTTGTTTAGTTATTGATAATTGAGAATTAGAAAGATTTACTGAAGAAATATTGGAATCGGGAAGATCTGCATAAAGAGATCCATTTTCAATATTTCTTAATTCTGTAACTGCAAGTTCGATATTATATGTTCCAGCTACTTTATCTTTGTCATAAACACCAGATATATCACTACCACCTAGAGCAGTAACATTTATTGATGTCAGATTTCCATCTACTAAAGTAACTCTATTATATTGAGGATCAGCATTTCCAGCTTGATATTTGATAATATCACCTATTTTAATACCAGTAAAAAGATTGCCCGGACTTGTGAAGGTTGAAGAATTTAATTTTGCTTCAGTGACACCTGCAATTTTTCTAGAACTAAGAGCACTATCTGCTGCAAAGTCTTGCGAGTATCCGGAGAAACTACTGGTGGTTTG